ATAGCTCAGCTACAGCAACTGGCACAGAGCGCTGAGAGCGAGTCTGTGCGGCTTGGGGCTGTTAAAGACGTGCTGGACAGGGCAGGTCTGAAACCAACTGAGAAGATTCAACAGGAGATATCCCACGTAGAGCAAGCCTCCACCGATGAGCTACAGAGGGAGCTAGAGGCTCTGATGGGTACATCCACTCCTACCGTGGTACCTGATTTGGTGAACTGATATGACTCATAAGGTTGGACATGACATAGTGTTAGGGGGGATCAACAAGGGAAAGATTAAAATGCCCCCGTTGCCTAAAGTGTGGCGTCATACAACACCACCTAGTAGAAAAAAGATAGCGGAGGCTAAGAGGGCAGAGCGTAAAATATGGGGAGGGTCAAATTAGTATGCCCATCAAAAGATGCACGCTACCCACAGGAAAGAAGGGATACAAATGGGGAACAAAAGGAAAATGTTATGCAAGTAGAGCCGGTGCCGAGCGTCAAGCCGCAGCTATTGGCTACGAGAAGCGAGCTAGAAAAAGCGGTAGAGGTCGCTAGAGAGTTACGTCAACGAGAGCGGTTTAACAGGCTCGACTTTTATGACCCCTACCCGTACCAGAAAAGGTTTCACGATACAGGTGTAGATGCCAATCAGCGATTGCTGATGGCAGCCAATAGAATAGGAAAATCCTACTGCGGCGCAGCAGAGATGTCCTACCATGTTACCGGGTTATATCCCGAATGGTGGAATGGGCGTAGATACAGACAGCCTATTGTTGCGTGGGCAGGGGGTGTTTCCAATGAAACTACGCGTGATATCGTGCAACATGAATTATTGGGTTCCCCAGATGACCTGGACGCGTTTGGTTCCGGTGCGATACCGAAAAATCTAATAACAAAAACCGAACGTAAACCCGGTGTCCCTAACGCCAAATCGGTCGCCCTAATCAGGCACGTTAGCGGTGGGAACTCTTCTTTATTCTTCAAGAGCTACGAGTCCGGTGCAGAGAAATGGCAGGGCCGCAGCGTTGATTGCGTGTGGCTGGATGAGGAGCCGGGAAGAGACATATACAGCCAAGCTGTGACTAGAACGCTGGATCGTCGCGGCATGGTCTACATGACGTTTACCCCGGAGCGGGGAATGACTGAAACTGTAGCCTCGTTTATCAACAGCATAAAGCCGGGTCAGGCGTTGGTTAACGCCACCTGGGATGATGCCTCACAGGCAGTGATGTCTATGCATGGGCAGCGCGGTCATCTACATGAATCTATCATGGAGCAGATCCTGAGCAGCTACAGCCCGCATGAGCGGGAGATGCGGCGCTACGGACGCCCATCGATCGGCAGTGGTCTGGTTTTCCCCGTAATGGAGGAGAAGCTGATTATTGACCCCATCGAGCTAAAGGATCACTGGCCCCGTATCTGCGGAATTGACTTTGGGTTTGATCACCCAACAGCGTGCGTGTGGATTGCACACGACACAGAAGATGATGTGGTGTACGTGTACGACTGTTATAGGCAGGCAAAAGCGTCACCAGCGGTTCATTCCGCTATTATTAAAACACGACCGGCCTACATACCCATATCATGGCCACATGACGGCAACCGCCGTGACAGCATGGGAAACCCTGGGCTGGCCGAACAATACAGGCAGCACGGGTGTAACTTTCTGCCTTTTCATTTTGAAAACCCACCCGCGTTGGGTGAGAAGAAAGGCGGCAACTCTATTGAGGAGGGCATCATGGCGCTCCTGCAACGAATGGAATCAGACAGGTTTAAGGTGTTTGCAACGCTGGGAGATTGGTGGGAAGAATTCAGGATGTATCACCGCAAAGAAGGAAAGGTGGTGCCCATCCGTGATGACCTGATGGCAGCTACACGTTATGCCGCTATGTCGTTGCGGTTTGCTATGTCTGGATCGGATCCAGCGTGGACCAAGGATGTGGAATATAGAAATTATGGAATCATTTAATGGCTGAAAAACTAACTGAAGAAGAACTGGTAACAAGGATACGGGGAGAAATCACCGAGTCCCTTGGGTATATGGGTGACACCATATCTCAGCAGCGGGAACAGGCTATGTCGTACTACTATGGCCAGCCCTTTGGAAACGAGGTGGAGGGTCGCAGCCAGTTCGTAGACTCCACGGTACAAGATACAATTGAATGGATCAAGCCGTCGCTTATGCGAGTGTTTGCATCAGGGGACCAAACGTAAAGATGGCTGAACAGGCTACAGATTACGTTAATTACGTTTTTACAAAAGACAATCCGGGCTGGGAGATCTTGTATTCGTGGTTCACGGATGCGCTCCTATCAAAGAACGGCATTGTCAAAGTGTGGTGGAACGAGTACGAGGAATGGAACAGAGAGGAGTATCGCGGCCTTAACGAGATGGAGTTTGAGGCGCTACTGTCTGACCCCAGCGTAGAGGTTCTGGAACACACAGAGTATGAGGATGTGGAGTACGCTGCCGAGCAGGTCGAGCAAACAGCTCCAATGCAGCAGCAGCAGCAGCAGCCCCCACCCGAAATAATGCCACAGGGCGCCCCCGGTGCCCCGCCACCGCCTCCTATGGGTATGGAGCAGCAGATGGCTGCCCCACCTCCAGTGGAGATGATGGAGCAGGAGCAGGCTGTTGTCAACATGTTGCATGATGTTGTCATTCAACGACAGGATTACGGTGGCAAAGTAAAGATAGAGAATGTTCCCCCATCTGAGTTTCTCATTGCACGAGAATCTAAAACCATACAGGACGCTAGATTTGTTTGTCACAGGGTTATGAAAACTCTGTCTGAGCTACGCGAGATGTACCCCGACAAAAACTTGGAGGTCGAGGATCTCACAGGTGGCGACGAGAACATGGCCGATTTCTCTTCCGAGCGTCTTGAGCGGTATTCGTTTGATAAGTCCGCCAAGTACTGGGAGGGATGGGGAGAGGACACGTACGGTGAGGATGGGTTGCGCACCTATTGGCTGCACGAGAGCTTTCTACGCACAGACTACGACGGAGATGGAATCACAGAGCTGCGTAAAGTTTGCACTGTTGGTGACACCGTGTTACAGAATGATGAGATAGACTCGATCCCGTTTGTGTCTATCACCCCGATAAAGATTCCCCACAAGTTCTTTGGTTTGTCCATAGCGGATCTGGTGATGGATTTGCAGTTGATGAAATCCACCCTGATGCGCAATCTCATGGACAATATGTACAACCAGAACTTTGGGAGATTTGCGGTTCTAGAGGGGCAGGCAAACCTAGACGATCTGCTGACCCAACGGCCAGGAGGTATTGTCCGGGTCAAATCCCCCAATGCCATAACGCCCCTCGCTACCCCGCCCCTGCAACCCTACTCGTTTCAGATGCTTGAATATCTGGATGGCGTGAGGGAGTCCAGAGCTGGGGTCAGCCGCATGTCTCAAGGGATGAATGAGAACGCCCTGACCAGCCACACAACAGCCACTGCGGTTAACGCGGTGATGTCTGCGGCTCAGAGCAGGGTTGAACTGGTAGCTCGAAACTTTGCGGAAACGGGCGTGAAAGATTTAATGATAAAGATATATGAGCTATTACATAAAAACCAAGACAAGAAAAGAGTTGTTATGTTGCGTAATGAATGGGTTCCGGTACGCCCTGATGTATGGCGGGATAAGTATGATTGCACTGTGTCTGTGGCTTTAGGCACTGGCAACAAGGACCAGCAGATGATGCACCTCAGTCAGATGATACAGTTTGCCAGCGAAGCAATGAAAGGCGGATTGCCCATCGTCAACGCGCAGAATATGTACAATCTGGGTGCCACCCTGGTGAAAGCAATGGGGTTCCAGAATGTAGACGATTACCTGACCAACCCCGCTATGGCACCCCAGGAGCAACCTAAAGGACCAACGCCCGAACAACAGATAGCGCAGCAGGAGCTGCAACTGAAACAGAAAGAGCTGGAGATTAAAGCGGCAGATGTACAGATTAAAGCCCAGAAGATCCAGCAGGAAGCACAGAAAAACGCAGTTGACGCGCAGCTTAAAGTGGAAGAACTAAAGCTGGAGCGTGAACAAAAACGAGCCGTAGCAATAGGAGACACATGAGTACAAAACAAAGGGAAGAACAGGCAACTAGAATTCTAACCGACCCGTTGTACAAAGAGGCATTTGAAGTATTGAAAGAAGATTTAATGAACCGCTGGGAACACAGCGGCTCGACAGAGTTGGAAGCCAGGGAATCAATCTGGCTTGCGATGCGATTGCTCGAAAGGATTCAAGGTCATCTAAAGTCTATAATAGAAACTGGACACATGGCCGAGATGCTGGAGAAGCAACACCCATTTATCTGATAAGAGGAACATGACATGGCGGATACGCAGCAACAAGCCCCGCAGCAGCAACCGGCTGGATTACAGCCAATACCAGCGTTAGGTGGAAGTGTCACCGAGGCGCAAGAAGCACTTCTAAGTTTACTGGACCCTGAAGAGGAAACCCAAGAAACCGGGGAAGAACAACCTACTAAGGAA